GAATACTATTGGTAAGTCTTATATTGCTCGTAAACATGGTCGTGAGAACATTGATTATAAGCACCAAGTTATGAAATCATTTACGGAGGAAACTTATGGCTGTATTCTTTACCAGGAACAAGTTATGCAAGCATGCGTACAGCTTGGCGGTATGTCCATGTCGGAAGCAGATAAAGTTAGAAAGATCATTGGAAAGAAAAAAGATGCTAAAGAGTTTGATGTTTTTAAAGATCAATTTGTTAAGGGTGCTTCGCAATACCTTTCGCCAAATGATGCGTTAGATCTATGGCATGACTTTGAGGCTCACGCAGGGTACTCATTTAATAAGTCTCACGCAGTAGCATACTCAACACTATCTTACTGGACAGCATGGTTAAAGTATCATTATCCTCTTGAGTTTATGTTTGCGTTGCTTAAGAACGAAAAGGACAAGGACGGAAGAACTGAATACCTAATTGAGGCAAAGCGTATGGGTATCCCTATCAAGCTTCCTCACCTTAACGATTCAGATATTGATTTTAAAATTGAGGGCAAGGGTATTAGGTTTGGATTGACTGGCATCAAGTATATATCTGACAAGATAGCTGAAAGATATATTGCAGGTCGTCCATTTGCATCATATAAGGATGTTGAAGAGTTTACATTTACAAAAGGTAACGGAGTAAATAGCCGTGCACTACAGGCAATGAGATGTGTAGGAGCACTTACATTTCCAGACAATCCAGCAAATCCACAGGAAGTAAAAGAGAATCTTTACGAGTATCTTAACCTTCCTGAGTTCAATACATCTATTCCACAACATTATTATGCTTACATTAATGATGTTGAAGAGTACGAAGAGACTGGATCATTTGTAATATTAGGTATGGTAAAATCAATTAAACGAGGAACAGGATGGTCAAGAGTTGAAGTTTTGGACAAGACTGGCAGTGTTGGTATATTTGATGAAGAGTCTACGTCTATTGAGACTGGTCGCACTTATCTTATTCTTGCAAGTGACAATAGGATTGTATCTGCAGTACCTGCTGACGAGATAAAAGGATCTAAGAGTTCCTTGGTAAAGTTTTTAAACTATAAGATGTTGCCATATAAAGAAGGTGAGCACTTTGTAGTTTCATTTAAGCCAAGAGTAACAAAGGCTGGAAAGAAGATGGCATCTTTAGTAGTTGCTGATGCAGGAAGAGAGATGCACTCAATCGTTGTATTCCCAATGCAGTTTGCAAAGGCTTACATGAAGATTGAAGAAGGAAGCGTATATAAGTTTGATTTTGGAAAAACAAAGGATGGAACAATTACAATGAATGAGGTAGAAAGTGTTTGATAATCTAGCAGAACAAATTCACGCAAATGCAGTAGCAAAAGGATTTTGGGATCGCCCAGCAGATGAGATCTTTGTAACAAAACAAATGATGATGATAGTCTCTGAGGTTGTTGAGGCAATGGAAGCATTGAGAAAAGAAATGGACCCAGACCAAATGTCAGATGAGTTTGCAGACATTATCATTCGCACCTTAGACTTGTATGCAGGTATGGTAAAGGCAGGGTATATGACAAAATCTTTAGACTCTGCAATCAAACAAAAGATGGATAAAAACTCTGATAGACCAAAGAAGCACGGGGTAAGATTCTGATGATGACAGTAGAAGAAGTATTAGCTCAGCTTAGTCCAAAGCTAAGAAAGACAGTCATGGCTGGAGATACAATTCCAGCAACACAGTATGCAGAAACCCCTAGCTTTGGTTTAAACCGTGCACTTAATGGTGGACTTCCATATGGTCGTCAGGTATTGGTATGGGGCTCAAAGTCTTCTGCAAAGTCTTCTTTGTGCCTTCAGATGATAGGTCTAGCACAGAAAGAAGGAAAGATCTGTGCATGGATTGATGCTGAGATGTCATACGACAAGAAGTGGGCAGAAAGTCTTGGTGTTGACTCATCAAAGCTTATTGTTTCACAGTGTCGCACAATCAACGAGATGGTTGATGTTGGAACCAACTTGATGAATGCTGGAGTTGATATAATAGTTATTGACTCTATTACTTCTTTATTACCCGCAATTTATTTTGAAAAGGACTCAGATGAACTTAAGCAACTTGAAAATACGAAACAGATTGGCGCAGAGTCTAGAGACTTTAGCAACGCTTGGAAAATGCTTAACTACGCTAATAATAAAGTTAAGCCAACTATGCTGGTACTTATTAGCCAGTCTCGTAATAATATTAGTGCTATGTATACTAGCCAGCAGCCTACTGGTGGTCAGGCTACTAAATTTTATTCTTCAACAGTCATTAAACTTTTTTCATCAGAATCAGACAATCAAGCGATTAAAGGTAAGATTCATGTTGGAGATAAGCTCATTGAAGAAAAAATTGGTCGCAAGATTCGTTGGGAACTACAATTTTCTAAGACTTCTCCTGGCTTTCAGTCTGGCGAGTATGACTTTTATTTCAGGGGAGATAATGTTGGTATTGATAGCATTGGCGATCTTGTTGATACGGCTGAAATGATGGGGATTGTAGAACGCACTGGAGCATGGTATGTATTGCCAGATGGAACTAAGGTGCAGGGTAGAGAAGGATTTGTCAATAGGGTTCGTGAGGATCTAGATCTACAAGATTCTATTAAGAATAAGATTTTAGATGTCTGAAAAATTTAAAATATTTTCAGGTAAGTTTCCATGCAAGACATGTGGAGAAGAAGTTACATCTGTAAGATTATGGAAAGAAAGTGCAGACCTGACATGGATGTGTTCTAGCAAACACCTGTCAAGGGTGCCAATTATTATGACAAGGAAAGACTTTGAGCGAAAGAGCGGAAAGTAAAAGAATTGGTGCTAAGCAGCACAAGAACTCTGGTCGTAATACCCATAAGGGTGATGCAACCTGGAAAAATTTTACTGTTGACTTTAAGGAATGCTCCAAGTCTTTTACATTAAATAAAGATGTTTGGGCCAAGGCGGTTACTGATGCAATTAGAAATGGTAATGATCCAGCCATACTTGTTGTGCTTGGTGAGGGTAACTCAAAAATAAGATTAATGATAACAGAGTTTGAACTAATAGAACAAATAATAGGAGAAGAAAATGAGTGAACAAACAACAATAGAAATGGTTAATGGACTATCTGAGATAGCTGATTATATGCAGGACGAAGAGCTTACCCAAGCTCTAACCTTCATTGCTAAGATTATTATCAAACCAGACATTCCTCTAAATGTAGCAACGGTAGAGATAGTTAGACTTCAGGCAATTGCAGCAAAGATGGCATTTAAGGCTACGTGGATGGCCAATGTTGATAAATCAGATCGTGGCAAGAAGAACCTTTATTATACGGCAGCAGAATCAATTAACAACTTGGTATCAGCACTCAAATATATTATGCGCTAACCTGGTATACTTATATAAACAAAGGAATATAATGACAAAGAATTTACTAAAGCAAATAATGATTAAAGAGGTTGAGACACCAGCACAGATTGATGCACAGGAGCTTGTAAAGGCTATTGAGGCTGGATATCTAGTTGGGCGTGAGCCTAAGCATACACAAAAGAAAACATTTGGTCCATCTACTATTGCCTACGGGCATGGAGAATGTCCACGATATTGGTACCTTGCATTTGAGGGAGCGGTATTTGAAGACAACTCTGATCCATACGCAGTAGCAAATATGACTAATGGAACTCTTGCTCATGGAAGAATTGAGACAGCGTTTAAGAACTCTGGTATTTCAATTGATTCAGAGTTTAAGATTTTTAATGATGATCCTCCAATTTTTGGTTATGTAGACAACTTTATTAATTGGAAGGGCGAAGAAGTAGTTGTTGAAGTTAAGACAACTAACAATGAAGTGTTTGAGTATCGCAAGCGTACAGGAAAGCCTAAGATGGGTCACGTTGTACAGATACTTATTTATATGAAGATTCTTAAGAAGGCAAAGGGTGTTCTTATTTATGAAAATAAAAATAACCATGAACTTCTTGTAATTCCAGTTGAGGTAAATGATCATTACCGTAAATGGATTGATGAAGCTTTTGAATGGATGAGAGTCGTTCGTAAGTCTTGGGAAGTTAAAGAGCTTCCAACAAAGAACTACAGATCAAACTCTAAGGTTTGCAAGAACTGTCCAATTAAAAAAGCATGCGATGAAGCTGGAGCAGGTGTTGTGAAGATAGCATCTCTGGAGGAACTGAGTGAAACTTTGTAGCAGATGTGACAACAGGTTTGATCCCAAGGTCAGTTATCAGATTTACTGCAGCCTTGAATGTCGTGACCTTGCTACAAAAGATAAGATTAAAGAAAGATATCAAGTAACTCGTAGACAAAAAAGGAAGGGGAAGGATCGCAGATGTTTAGGCGGATGCAATACTTCCCTTTCTATCTACAATGACTCTGGTTTTTGTGCTAATTGTAATGTAAGCAAAAAAGCAGTTGATAAGATGTTAAAAGAAATTAAAGGATTTATTGAGTATGAACAAGACTAAGTGGGGTGTTGCCATTATGCCTAAAAGAATTTGTGCTATTGATGCTAGCACTAATAGTCTTGCATTTTCAGTATTTGATACATTTACAAAAAGTATAGTGACAGTGGGCAAGATTAACTTTGAGGGCAAAGACACCTATGAAAAAGTTATGGATGCTGGTAAAAAAGTAAAAGCGTTTTTTGATATCTACGGTGGTTTTGAAGCAATCATTATTGAGCACACGGTATTCATGAATAGCCCAAAGACAGCAGCAGACCTTGCCTTGGTTCAGGGTGCTATCCTTGGATCAGCAGGACAAACTGGAACACAGATCATAGGAAAGGTTTCTCCAATTACATGGCAAAACTTTATTGGTAACAAAAAGATATCAAAAGAAGAGCAGCTTGTAATTAGATCTACTAATCCTGGAAAATCTGTTTCTTGGTACAAGTCTTACGAAAGAAACCTTAGAAAAGAAAGAACGATAAGATTTATTAATACTATTTATGATAGAACTATTAGTGATAACGATGTCGCAGATGCCTGCGGTATTGGACATTGGGCTCTATCTAATTGGAGCAAAGCAATAGGAGTTGACAAATAATACTATGGCTGGTAAACTATATACATCAGAAGTGTGGCTAAAAAAAAGATTTCTTATTGATAAGAAGTCACCAGAAGATATTGCAAAAGAGTGTGGGGCAAGCGTAGAAACTATCTATGTTTACCTTGCTAAATTCGGATTAAGAAAGAGTAGACGATGAATAAATTACAAAGAGTTCTTATTGGTCTAGGTGTTGCTGGTGCAGTGGGTCTAACCTATGTTGTTACAGCACTCAAGGGTATGCCAGAAGCATTTGATTGGGAAGATGACGAAGAGGAAAATAATGAGTGATAATTTAAATATCACGGTAGATCAAGTCAATCACCCACGTCATTATACAACAGACCCATCTGGTGTTGAGTGCATAGAGATTACACGTCATCGTAACTTTAACATTGGTAACGCCTTTAAGTATTTGTGGCGTGCAGGTCTTAAAGATGAGTCAAAAACTATTCAAGATCTTGAGAAGGCAATCTTTTACATTAAGGATGAAATCAATAGACTAGAGGGCAAGTATGTCAACTGAAGAAGAATTGGTAAAGCATCTTGATGTGATGAATGATGTTGTTAGCGAGTATCTAAAAGGTAGCGACCCAACAACCATATCAAAAGAGCTAGCTATTCCAAGAACTCGTGTTGTTGCATACATTGATGAATGGAAAGAAAAAACATCTAATAATACAGCAATTCGTGCTCGTGCTAAGGATGCACTTGCTGGAGCTGATGCACACTATAGTAAGCTTATATTAAAATCTTATGAAGTTATTGACGAAGCATCAATGACGAATAACCTTAGTGCAAAAACAGCAGCAATTAAGCTTGTAATGGACATTGAGTCTAAGCGCATTGATATGCTTCAAAAAGCTGGACTACTTGAAAACAAAGAGCTTGCCGAAGAAATGGTTGAAATTGAACGTAGACAAGAAGTGTTGGTAGGAATCCTTAGAGATATTGCATCAACACACCCAGATGTAAGAGACATAATCCTTCAAAGGCTATCAGCAATAGCAAAAGAGGGAGAAGTTTTAACTATAGTTTCTGTGGATATCAATGAATAGTTTAGACATGATTTCTATCTATGATGTACCAAACATAAAATTAGACTATGTTTTAGGTCATTGTTCAGAGCATGAATGGGCAGATGCAAGAGTTGCGGAGTCTAGATACAAAACAAGCAATAAGCTTTCAGCAAAAGATATAAGGGATGCAAACGTTAAACGAATAGATGTTGAATTAAACGATCTGCTAAGAAAAGAAGTTGATTTTATTGTTAATGAGTATGCAATAAGACACAGCATTAATATAACTACTGGAGAAGGATATCATGTTGTCAGGTATGTTCCAGGACAATTTTTTGCAGAGCATATAGATTCTACTGAAGAATTTCCTAGAAAAATATCTGCAGTGCTGTACCTAAACGATAACTATGATGGTGGAACAATTACCTTTAGCAATCTTAATAAGTCATTTAAAGCAAAGTCAAACACTCTATTTGTATTTCCATCATCAGAAGAGTTTATTCATTCAGCAGACCCAGTTACTTCTGGCGTTAAGTATTGTATAGTTGGTTTTTGGTCATGAGTTTTAAAGAGTTCTTAGAAGTATTAAAGGAAAACCATTTTGTTGAACAGCCAGTAGATGCAAAAACATTTGTTGAGTCTCCAGATTATCTTGGCCAACCACCGCTTTCTGATATACAATACGACATAGTTGAAGCAATGAGTCAGATATATCGTAAAGAAGATGTAATGGATATTCGTGATGATGGTGAAGCATATTTTAAAAAGTACACAAAGAATGAGATCATTCTGCAACTTGGCAAGGGATCTGGAAAAGACTTCGTATCTACAGTAGCATGTGCATATGTAGTATATAAGATGTTATGTTTAAAAGATCCAGCAGTCTACTACGGTAAGCCTGCAGGAGATGCTATTGATATCATTAACGTTGCTATTAACGCTCAACAGGCTAAAAATGTTTTCTTTAAAGGGTTTAAGTCAAAGATTGAAAGATCACCCTGGTTTGCTGGAAAGTATAACCCTAAAGCAGATTCAATTGAGTTTGATAAGTCAATCACTGTTTATTCTGGTCACTCAGAGCGTGAATCACATGAGGGTTTGAACTTGTTTATGGCTGTGCTTGATGAAATTTCTGGCTTTGCATCAGAAGTAGCAACAGGAAATGAACAAGGAAAGACTGCGGACAATATATATAAAGCTTTCCGTGGTACCGTAGACTCTCGTTTTCCTGATCTTGGTAAGGTAGTTTTGCTTTCATTCCCACGCTATCCAGGTGACTTTATTTCACAAAGGTACGATGCAGTAATTGCTGAGAAAGAAATTGTAGATAGATCACATAAGTTTATTATTAACGAAGACCTACCAGAAGATAACCCAGACAACTTCTTTGAGATTGCATGGGAAGAAGATCATATTATTTCATACAAGATTCCAAAGGTATTGGCATTAAAGCGACCAACATGGGAAGTAAACCCTACCAGACAGATTGATGACTTTAAGATAGCATTCCTAACAGACTTAGGAGATGCAATGATGCGCTTTTTGTGTACACCAACCTACGCATCAGATGCTTTCTTTAAGCAAAAGGATAAACTTATTAAGTGTATGACTTTAACAAATCCTGTGGATAGTTTTAGAAGGTTTGCAGAAAATTTTAAGCCAGACCCAGACAAGCAATATTACATTCACGCTGACCTTGCACAGAAGCACGATAAGTGTGCAGTTGCTATTGCTCACGTAGATAAATGGGTAAATATCCAGGTAATTAAAGATTATGAACAGGTAGCGCCCATAGTTGTAGTAGATGCAGTAGCATGGTGGGAACCAAAGGCAGAAGGACCCGTTAATCTATCTGAAGTAAAACAATGGATTATTAATCTACGCAGACAAGGTTTTAATATTGGAATTGTCTCATTTGACCGTTGGCAGTCATATGACATTCAGCAAGAGCTGAAGCAGGTAGGAATAAGAACTGATACTGTTTCTGTTGCCAAAAAACACTACGAAGATTTAGCAATGATGGTCTATGAAGAGCGCATTGCTATGCCCATGATTCCGTTGCTTCTAGATGAAATGTCAGAGCTAAAGATCATGAAGGGTAATCGTGTAGATCACCCTAGAAAGAAGTCTAAAGACTTAGCAGATGCTGTTTGCGGGGCAGTATTTGGTGCCATCTCTCATACCCCAAAGGAAATGAATATTGAAATAGATATTCATACCTGGGGTTCTGCTGATAAAGTTGCAAGACAGCAGAGGGCTATGGTAGAATTAGAAGACAGGCAAATGCCTGAAGATGTCAAGAGCTTTCTTGATAATCTAAAATTAATATAACAAGGAGAAATACAAGTATGAATTCATTCAAGAAAATCTCAATTGCTACTGCTGCAGCTCTAGCAATCGTTGGTCTTTCTGTAGCACCTTCTTCGGCAGCACCGCTGACCGTTTCAGTTGCATCAGTAACTAACGCTACAACAGCAGCACTTCCAGCAACTGTTGCAGTACCATCAAATAATCAAATTTTGGCTGGTACATCAGTTGCAATTGCAGCAACAGCAGACGCAGGAACATCTGTTTCTTTTGCTGCTTCATCAACAGTTAAGTTGGTAACAGCACTACATACATCAGATGCACCAAAGACGGTTGCATCAGGAGTTTCATCTCTTTCAATCACATCAGCGGGTGCTCCAATAACTGTATATGCATACACAACAACTACAGCAGTAGGTTCAGTAACTGTAACAAACGGTTCATATTCAACAATCGTTTACATTTCAGGTACTCCAGGTTCTGCATACAATCTAGGACTTTCAGTTCCATCTGCAACAGCAGTTGGTACAGTTCCTACAATTGCTCTTACAACAACAGACGTATTTGGTAACGCAGTATCAGATACAGCAACAGTAACCTTGATTGGTTCAACTTTTGCTAATGGATCAGTTTCAACAACATTGACAACTGCTGCAGCAACAAATGCTTCAACGGGTGCAGTTCTTGGAACAGTAACGGCAGCACTTGCAACAGCAGTTGCTGGAGATATCACAGTAGTTGCAACAGGTCTTGCAGCAGTAACAGCCGTAACTGGTCTTGCTGCTCCAACGAAGTCTGTAATTGCCAAGTTCTCAGTATCAGATCTTTCTGGTATTATTACAGCACTAAAGGCTGATCTTGCTTCAGAGAAGGCTACACATGATGCAACAAAGGCTGCTTCAACAGCAGCAGCAAAGGCTGCAGCAGATCTTTTGGCAACAGAGAAGGCTACACACGATGTTACAAAGGCAACTTTGGCAGCAGAGTCAAAGGCTAAGTCAGACCTATCTGTAACACTTGCTAAGGCTAATGCCGAACTAGCAGCAGCAGTAGCAGAGTTGACAGATGCAAAGAAGGCTAAGGTAGATGCAGATAAGGCAATTGCAGATGCTAAGGTATCCTCTGATAAGATTCTTGCTGATACAAAAGCTGTATATGAGAAGGCACTTGCTGATTACAAGGTTGCAACTGATAAGGTTACTTCAGATCTAGCAGCACTTACAAAGAAGTATGATGAACTAAAGGCTTCTTCAGATAAGGCCCTTGCCGATCTAAAGACATCTTCAGATAAGGCCCTTGCCGATCTAAAGACATCTTCAGATAAGGCACTTGCTGATGCTCAGGCATCACACGCAAAGGCTCTTGCAGATGCTAAGCTATCTTCAGATGCTGCAGCAGCCAAAGCTGCTGCTAAGCTAGCACTTGCTAATAAGCGCATCGCAGCACTTAATAAGTTGGTTGCACAGTCAAAGCGACAAGCTCCAGTTAAGTAAAACTTAATTAAGTTGGAGGGTCAGCCAAGTGCTGGCCCTCTTTCTTTTGCAATAAAATGATATAATAGCCTTATTAGTCATATCACCACTACGACTATAAGGAGAGAATTATTAAGCAATTAATAAGAGTATTCGTTGTTATATCTTTAATATTAACACCACTACTTTTGATGACGGAAAAGGCTCATGCAGCAGAAGGATTAACTGCTCAGGTTTATAGCGTTAATGGTCAAAATGCCTCCCCATACATACCAAATGGAGCTTCTCCAATACTCACAACAAACGTACCTAATATTAATTTTCAATGGGGTTCTGGTCAAGTCCTTGGAGGTCCATCAGAGGATGTGATCGTAGTATTTAATGGATCAATTCTTAGAAATAACAATCAAAAC